TCTAGCTGGCAATACTGCGGCAGTTTCACCGGTTCGCATTTCCACGCTGTGCCGATATCAGCTATCGTCAGCAATTCCATCTTCAGATTGTGTTCTGTTTCCAATTTCAACTCCCGTGTGGATCATTTTGCAAACCGGACAAACCCACCTATCCGGCTCAATTTCAACATAACTGCGGCACTTTGGGCATCGCCCTTGCTCATATAGACGCTGAAACTTGCCATCACCGGTCTGGATCATAGCCGTGTAACCTTGGCAAAAATGGGATGACGTTTTGACGTTTTGACGTTGTTGCTATGAAATCGGCGCGGATCACGCCCAAAGGCTCAACGCCGTTATCACTGTTGCGCGGCAATACACGCACTTCAACGCCCGTTTTGCTTTTGAATATCTCAACGGTCAAATCTTTGACGTCAATCCAAGTTTCACTTGAGATCATCACATATTCGCGGTCGCCCACAGTGTCCATATTACGCCCCATTTGCAAGCATCTCCCTAATAATCATCATTGCGGTGTCAAGATCAGTTTCAACGGCATATCGCCAATCATATTGTTCAGCTATATCTTGGTTTGCCGTATAGCCAGCAAGCCCCACGATAGCCGCCACTGGCAAGCGCACGCGGGTTTTCATCCTGTCCAGCCGGTAAAACAGCACTGGCAGCTTTTCAGCGACCGCAGCGGCGGTGCAGACCTGTGACCACCAGTCGCCCGATACGCCAGATTTGTATCTTTTGCATTCAATAACCAGCGGAAAGTCGCAATCAGTCGTCACCAAATCACCAAGATGCGCTTGTCGCGTTTGGTCAAGTTCCCGCACAAAATTAAGCCCAAGATGCTCATAAAGTTCTTTGGCTATCTCATATTCATAGCCGCGACCTTTGTTTCTTGATTTGCTTCCACTCATTAAAAGCCCCTTTCGATTTTGCCTAGCATTGCCCATCAGCCCCTAATCTGTAAAGCAAAAAAATAACTGTTGCGCTTTGGGAATGATCTGCGCTAGGGTGTTGCTATGAAAAAACGGGAAATCAGTGAATTGTGGACAAGCGCAGGGTTCAGCCATTTATCGGCCAGCCAGCTATTACGTTCGCCAGCAAAATGGATATTTGATTATCTGCATCTAACATCAGACGAACGCCGCGATGTTGGCGTTGGTGAACGTGCTGCAATAGGTACGTCAGTGCATACGGCGGTTCAATCTATAGTGTGTCACGGCGCGGATATTGATGAAGCTATTGAAGCCGCGCAGATTGCTTTCGACTTCCATCCGGCAGATGAAGATGATGTGCTGCGTGTGAAGTTTCGTGAAGTCATCCCTGCTATGGTGCATCAGGGCGTGAATATTTGTGTAGAAAACGGCTTTACCGGCGCAATAGATGAAGAACGCATTGAATGCTGGTTGGATGATGTGAACGTGCCGATATTAGGCTTTGTTGATCTGCTTGTTGAAGGGTCGATGTTTGGCGAAATGAAAACCAAAGCCCCGCGCAAGACCAAGCTGTTAAAAGACGGCACGCAGGGCTGGGCAAAGGCGACACTACCCAAAAAGCCGGAGTTCGCCCACATCTGCCAAGCTGCGATCTATTGGCACGCGCTGCGGGTCACGCCGTCAATCATTTACATCGCAGAACACGATGCCGTTATCTTTAACGCCTACAACTGCGAAGAATTGCAAGCGGATGGCATCAATCACGCGCTGAACGAAATGCGGCAAAAAGCGTTGATCCGGCAGAACCTGTTGACCGTTAGCACCGACCCAAAGGTGCTGGCATCAATCACTGATCCCGATTGGGGTCATATGTACCAATGGAAGATGAAACAAGAGTGGCTTGAAAGGGCAAAAGAGTTATGGAAAATCTAAAACTGCACGCGGCGTTGGCCGATGTTAGAAAGGCGGCTAGTGTCGGCAAATCTGGCAAGAACCCTATGTTCAAAAGCGAATATTCAACGCTTGGCGATGTGCTGACTGCGCTGGATGTGTTGCCCGAATATGGGCTGTCATTTGCACAATATTTCCAAGATGGTGCATTGGTGACGACAGTGGTGCATTTAGAAACCGGCGAAAAGATTAGCAGTTTTTTGCAGATCAGCCCCGAAAAAGACACGCCGCAGTCGTTCATTAGCTGCGTGACATATTTCCGGCGTGCAAGTTTATTGACGATGTTCGGATTGAATAGCAATGACGATGATGGTAATCTCGCAAGTGGTTCTGGCGCGGTTCCCTCCCGTCCGCAGCCTAAACCAAAGAGGCCAGTCGTTGCATCCACTCCGGCGGCTGGCCTCGCTTCCAACGATGTTCTAGCTGAAAAATTAGATGCCTGTGCAAGTGTGCGTGACGTCAACGCGCTTTACACAACGCTTTATGGTGCAAGCGGCATAAAAGCACCAGCCGATCAAATAGCAATGTTTTCAAAACGGAAAGAGGAACTATCAAATGTCTGAATATGACAACACTAATCGCGGCGCGATCTTTAAGAATAACGACAAGACCGCCGACAATCAGCCGGATTACACCGGCAAGATCAACGTGGATGGCGTTGAAAAGCGGATTGCGTTGTGGATACGCGAAAGCGCGGCTGGCAATAAATATATGTCAGCTTCGATCAGCGATCCTATGCCACCAAAAGAACAGGATGCGCCACGCGCAGAACAGATGCAGCCTTTAGCAGATGCGATCCCGTTCTAAAAAACCAACATATGCACCGGCCTCAAATGCACAAGGTCGGTGCGTATGGTGCGACAAGACCCTGCGCTTTAGCGATCCCGATTGGATTGTGGACGGCGCAAAACAAATTCTGCATCTGGGATGCTTTAGGGAAAGATTGGATATTTTAAATGCAAATCGAAAAGAACGTGCCGATCCCACCGGCGGGTCGCAGTAAGATTGAAATTATCAATGATATGGAAATTGGTGATAGTGTGCTTTGCGAAACTTATGAGCAAGCAATGTCGCTGCGTGACGCGTTGCGTTATCGTGGCCTAAAATACACCACCCGCAAAATGGACGGCAATGGGTGGCGGGTATGGCGGCTGGAATAGCCGCCTTACTTTTTCGCCTTAACGCTGTCGATGACACCACCACCAAAATAAAAGCCCAGAATAATCAGCATCGCGTAATTGATGCTGAATTGTTCCATCACCTTTGTGACCGCATCTGGATCGCCTTGACCACTTATTGTCATCGACAAAACGATCACATAACTGCCAAGAAAAGTTGCACCAAACATCAGCGCAAGATAACGCTGCGCGATCTTAAACGGCGCATATGCACCCATCAGATCAATTTTGGCTTTGCTTTTAGCCGCAATTTCTTCTTCGGTGCTGGTGTGCATATCGTCAATCAGCTTCATCCCTTGGCTGATAACGCTATCTGACCCCAGAATTTTACCCAATACTGCTAACATTCAATTGCCCTCATCCTATCAATTAACCGGCCAGCGCGGTTTGGCACTTGCCTTGCCCACTTGCTGTCGGCCATTTGCGTTGCTGCTTCATTATAGTCATAATTAGCTATAGCCGCACGACACTTGATAAAGCGACCGAAACGGCTGCGGCCTAAGTTAAACGCCATATTCGCCAAGATTAGCTGGCATTCTTCCGGCAGATCATCCCAATTTTCAAACAGTGACCGGCAATCTTCGACAGTGACAGCGATATCAAGCGCAAATAGCTGGCGACAGCGTTCCGGCGTGATCTGCGTGCCGACAGGTTTGCCGTGTTCTGCATCAGCTTCGCGGATCAAATGCCCTATGCCAACAGTTGGCAAGCCCAGATGATCCAAATAAATATCTAGCCGCACGCCCTCATCGCTGGCAATTTCTTCCCGTAATTGATCCATATTCATCGTCTCATCTCCAAAACGTAATCAATCGCTTTATGCCAGCTATCGCGTTCCGCATCTTCTGTGAAGCGCGTTGGCGACAAGCGCATACTGTATTGCCGTACTGACGTAATTGGCAAGAACAGGCACCTTCTGGCATTGGGTGAAACAAGGCACAAAACATCATAATCTTCTTTCGTTGGCAAATGTTTCGCTTTGCAACCGTGACCCATTTGGAAATGATGACGCGGAGATCGACCATCTTTATTACCCAAAAGACTAGCAGTCTTAACCTGTATGCGTAAAAAATTCTGGCGAATGTCGAACGCCAGCACATCAATCCGATCCATCGGGCAATGAGTTGCTTTCCATCCCATAGCCGTAATTGCAGCCAAAGCCACATATTCACCCTCCAAACCCTTCAGTGTTTCAGACATATATTGGGCTAGCCGTTGCTGTTAATACGCCGATAAACAGCCCAATGATAACCACAACCAGCCCGACAGCAATAGCCCCAACTTTGAAATTTTCAAACATCTCTTGTTGGCGTTCGCGTTCCATCTTTCGCTGTGCTGCACGCGCTTCTTTAGCTTGCTGGATACGCTTTTGCCGTTCTGCCAATATTGCAGCCCAAGTGCCGTGACCAAAGCGAAAGTCAATCATCCGCGCAACTTCGGCAACCTGTTCCGCTGCCAGCTTTGCATCAATCATTTCCTTTGCAACAGACTGCACGCCAAACTGGTCAGCCAGACCCATACCAGTCTTTTTGTTGCTGGCTTGCTGCACCTGTTTTTGGCCGGTAAACAGTGCATCAATCTGACCAGCAATCTCGCCAATATCTTTGGCGGTGTTTATGTTTTGCTTGATAAAATCAACGCTGGCTTTGACTAAACTAATGCCAGCAAGTGCCGCTGTGACTGGTTCCAAGATAGCAGTCCTTCTTTAAGAAGCTGACACCGCCACCGCTTCGGCATCAAGTTTGCAATCTCCCCAATATCCCGCGACATTTCCAAAGCGCGACTGCGGCAAAGCTGCCGCGTTTCACTGTAAATAATCGAATGAAATTCTATGCAATCAGTCGGTGCGCCTATGACGCAAGCCAAAACGATTGCTTTAAACATCGTCTTTTCGACCAGTTAAAAACTTAACTGTGTCGGTTTCCCAGATGCGGATTAGCACCCAAACGCCCGTTGCAACAGCCACAATGTCCGGCATCATACCGACCCACGCAGCAAATGTGCCTGTGCCAGCCGCAACGTCAATGATGACTTTGTTTTCTTCGTTCATAGATCACCTATGGTTTTGTCGGCCAAGTTACATCACCCAATGATGTTGCGCTTGCTGTAATGTCACGCAACGCTTGCCGATAAGTGGTTTGCGCTGCGGTCATTGTAAGGTCGCTGGATGCCCACCAGTCAGTCTCAGCAATTTCAGTTAGGGCTTGTGATATACTCATTTTGTTTACTTCTATTTAAAACAGTTTAGCGGCGTACAAAAACGTATTGTTAAGCCCCGCAACAGAAGAAGATGTGCCTGACGCCTTGTCACAAAATCCGAATAAACCAAAGTAATCACCAGTCGATACCTGACCCATCCAAGTTCCACCCATACTTATTGATTCACCTTCTGCGCCGTTGTAAAATTTACGGTCAGTTTGGATTGATGAGCCGTTTTTAGAAAGCTGGCCGTACATATTGTCACCATCTCCCCCAGTAATCATAACTGACCAAGAAATTATAAAATATGAATTGTTAAAAGCTGAAGGAATTAGAAGCCTATCATTGGTTGCATCGTGAAGACTGTGAGTGTCTACAGAAGAAGTTTGCAACGGAATTACAGTATTAGAATTGTCAGGAATAGTTGTGCTGCTGCTGTTATACATAACAGACAAAACAGCATCGCCAGCACCGCCTGTTGATGGCGCAGCCGTATCTGCAACTTGATCTACGTCAAATAGATCAATCCACGCATCATCATTTGCGTTGCGCTGCTTCAGTTTGTTGGTGCTGGTATCATACCAAAACATATAGGCATAAGTCGTGCTTGGCGCGGTTGCCCCGCTGTTTTGCGTCACAGTGGCCGCAAGCGCATTGTTTAGGTCTGTGCGCGTTGCCGGAAACGTCTGATTTGCAATTGTGTAATCGTGCTGTGCCATTTAAAACCCCGTTGCAACGTAATCAAACAAGCGATCCACCGCCACATTGCTGCTATTATAGAACGTGATCGTGAAACCCGTTGCTGATTTGCTAGTTATACCATAATAATCGCCAGATTGCATATCCCCAACCGAAATCGACACTGCCAGCAATGTCTTGAAAGGCGTTGTGAACGCAATCACCTTTGCCCCAGCACCGCTTTGAATGTCGTTATCGCTTTCTGTTCTGGTCGGCAAGTTGATTTCTGCGGTTAGTTCTTCAATTGCTGGCGTTTCAAAGCTGTCAGTGGTTTCCAATTCAGCGCGGAACCGGAACCCGCGTGCAGTATATGACCCAACCACAAATGGCCGATAAGCTGTCCAAGTTGGCGAACCAGACGGATCGTCTTGCGTGCTGCTAACATATAGATCAACGTCAGTGGTGGCCGATGCCGGTGTGCCGGTATGCTGTGAAAGCTGGGTCAGCTTCATTGTTGCACTGGCTTGCCCCGTATAAACTGCACCAAGGTCAATAATGTTGGCAAAATCATATGTTCCAGACGCCGCCACCGCCCCGCTGCCGCCATCAAACAGGCCAGTGGCATCGTCAAAGTTGCCGGAAACGCTGTCAAATAACGCGTTGGTGTCCAGTTGCAGCTTGTTATCAACAACGATCACATCTGTTTTTGATCCGGCAAATGTCGGATGCTCTGTCGCACTATCGGCAAAATTAAAGCCTTGGATGCTGTCAACCAGCGCAATGCTGCTATTTTCGTTCTGCGATACCTTGCCAAATTTATCGACAGCCTTAATCGAATATGTGCCGGTCAAAGCTGGCACTGTGATTGTATTGGCTGGGCGTGCAATCTTTTTGACTAGCGTGCGGCTGTTGTTGAATGTTGCACCAGTGGTCAATGGTGAATGCCGAACAATATAATGTGACAGATCGCCATCTGGAATTGCTGTCCATTTTAGATCGGCTTGCTGCCCAACGATGTTGACGCTGAAATTGGTTACGTCTGACGGATCAACCGCAGTGCCTTGAATAGTGTATTGCTCATCAGTAAATGCCGACTTGATGCCCAGCGCATTAATCGTCCTTGCGCGAATATCGTATGTGCTGCTTGGCTGCACGTTGACCAGCGTATATTTATTGCCGCTGCCAATGCCCAAAGATGTGTAGTCTGTATCAGTTGACAGCTTTGCTTCAACCTCAAACTGCCGCGCATATATTGATGTCGATGACACAGTGCCGATCAGCACATTGACTGATTGCTGGTTATAGGTCTGCAAATCTTCAGACGGCACAAGTGTTGGGGCTGGTACGTTGAACGGGTTTGGCAAAGTCGTGTTATCTTGTGCAAAATCCTGTTCTTCGGCTGACCAGTCATAGACCGCGCTGTTTGTTTCAGTCAGTTCGCAATCGACCGTGACTTCATTAACGTCAAAATTCAGCTTCCAACTTACTATTTCAAAGACCTTTTGCGTGAAACCAAGCCGCGCATTTGTGATCATTACAGTGTCACCAATTTGAAACTGAAACGCGTTCATCTTGAACTTTGCACGCAAGCTGATTTCTTGCCGGTTCTTATATAGGATTTGCTTTGCAATACGCTGTGCGCGTGCTGCGTTGTCGGTAAATGGCAGATCAAGATTTAAATATCTGCGTTCGCCGTTGTCTTCGGTCTCAAACGTGCCGCTAGTGATCGCAGGATAGTCTGTGGATTGATAGTCGCTGGCTGGGCTAACAAACTGCCCCTTGATAGCGTTAAAGCTGTCACGCGCCGAAATAGCGGTGGTGACGGTCAAACCAGATGCAAGGTCATCTTCATCAAGCGTCACTGTCGGCGTTACATACGCACCAGCACGCAGCGACCATTTGCCGTTGCTGTAATAAAGCGAACCATTTAAAGCAGTCAGCATTTGTTCAAGATTGCTGCGCGGCGTGTTCTGCGTATCAACAACGCCGTTGAATGTATATCGGTCTTGCGTACCGCCACCAGATAGCGTCACGCTTTCTTCGCAGACATTTGCCGCAGCAATAAAGCTGGCATCATCTATTTCCGCTGCCGTTGCGCCTAGCCCGTAAACTGTATCAGTCAAATAATCGCGGATGACCAAAGCTGGGTTTTCGCTCCAAACCGTTGTGGTCGTGCGCGGATCGTAAATCTTGCGGCCTTTGATCTTTGCGCTAATGTTTGGCAAGCCCTGTTCAAAAGCATTAGGATCAAATTGAAGCCGCACATACAAATAGCCTTGATCTGTCAGCTTGTGATCGCTTGTCCAGTTTGAAAGCGCAAGCAATGGTGCTGGAATATTACCAGCATTGCCCACAGTCACCGGATAAATATCAGCTAGGCCATCATATTTGGTCGGGCTGGTGACGTTGTTGCCAGTAAGCGTCAAAGCCTCATCATCGAAATATATTGTGGTGAATTGCTCTAGTTCGTGCGCCGTCAAAACGATAACCAAATGCAAATATTGATCGTTATCAGTCGCTTCAATAAAAGCATATGTGCCGCCAACGCGGGTTTCGCCATAGATCAGCTTGCGGGTGGCATTGGATGATCTGGCCGTGATCGTCTTTGATTGGTCGATGCCGCCATTGCCGCCGCCGCCGATGTTTGGTTGCTTTGGCTTTGGCGCAAGGGCTTGTGATGCGGCAGTCAGGGCAAGATTGACTGCAAACGTGCCAGCAACATAGGCCATTGTGATCGCTGTGCCAGCAATGTAAGCTGAACCGGCAGTCGCGGCTGTTGCGACTAATGCTGGAATAACCGCCTGTGGCATTTTACACCTTCCACGCTTTCTTTGCCGACATTAGCGGCAGAAAAATCAAACCATCTTTGCCCATTGCGGCAACCTTATCACCGACCACCAATGATAGCGCATCACCTAGCGGCGTGTCTATTAGCGCAACATCACCGCGCTGCGCTTCAAGCACCTTTATTTCGCGCAACCTAGCCCCGACACTGGTCGCAAGATCGCCCAAACCCATTTTGACCAGAAACCTAGCAAAGCCGTTCTGTGAAGAATATTGGCCGATCCAGTCGTCAAATCGTGAAGCCCCGCAAATAGCTTTTTCTGCATACAAACAAAAATGACCACAATCACTTTTGCCCCATTCAAACTTTTTATGCCGCCATTCTTCGATATGATCGTTCAAGCGTGTCGGCCAATCTACTAGCCGCCCCATTTGAGAGATGCCTCTTGCAACGAATTGACAAATTCAAAGCCTTTATCATCTGCATCAAGGGCTTTCTGATCTTCGGATGTCCAGCGGCGCAAGCGTGGCCGTTCCAAATCAATCAGTCGGCTTTCGGCAGTCATTGTGACTGTGCAGCTATCGCCATCTTCGGTGATGCTCATCACATCCATCCGGCCAGAAAACACTTTATAGCTGCTAACTGTGCCGCTGGTTATTGCGCCGATATAGATGTTTGCGATCCGATATTGATAATTTTCTGATAAGGCTGTTGATAAGATGCTTGCGGAAATGCCATTAAGCGTCATCGTGATGCCTTTTGCACCAATTTCCGCAGTTTCTTCAATAGCAGAAACCTTGATTATTGACCCGCCGCCGGTATAGGTGTCGCCATCAATTGTCAGATTGCCGTAACCGTTCCAGACCCGCAACGTGCCACTGTCAAACTCAAGTTCAGCCGCCAGAAAGCCGGTAAAGCTATCGGTCGCAAATTCGGATGGGACACCGCTGCGGCTCATAATGCTTCAACCGCTGAAAAGCTGATTGAATAAAATCCAGCATTATTGATCGACCACGTTGCGTCATTGCTTTCCAAACGGAACAACCCTTTTGCGTTACTAACCACAACGCCAGCATCATCTGCCGGTGATGACCGCAAATCCGGCCACAAGTTCAACGTGGCTTCGCCGCTGCCATTAGTGTCAACGTCTTCAAGCACTTTATAAAGCCGCGCTGTTGATCCGCTGCCAAGCTGGATATAATCGCCAGCCTTTAGATAGCCAGTTACAGATGTTGGCAAACCATCAATGTTTAATTCGTTGCCAGTCTGACTTGCGCCATTAACAACCGGCGTGCCAGCCGCAGATGCCGCTGATCCGCGTGGCGTTGCTGCATTTGGGTCGCCTAACAAGAACGTGCCAAATTGACCGCGCAACCGCAGCAAAAAAGCATTCCAATATTCGCTGTCTTCGCGCTTAACCGGCGGGATCGCAATCATAGCAGACCAGCGTGCGCCAGCGTGCCGAACGACTTGCTGTGATAATGTGAACGGGCTTTGAGTTATCGAAACAACGTCTGTTGCGGTAATCTCAACCCGCGCAACCCCTGTCTGCGTTGGAAATGATAATGGATAACTTTCAGCCATAACTATGCCCCAAATGCGCCAGCGAATGAACCGCCGCGCCGTCTTGCTTCAAGCACCGCAGCCTTTGATGCTTCTTGTATCTGCGGCAACATTCCGATCACTTCAGCGCGTACCGTCTGCGATACACCAGCCGATAGATTTATGTTCTGGTTGACCACTACACCGCCGCCGCCCAGCTTATTATTTGGCACTATAGACCCGCTTTGATTTGGAACAAACATTTCTGCGCCGCGTTCGCCAACCATATAAGACTGACCGCCACGAACAGCACCTCCGATTGCCTTACCGCCACCAAAGCCAAACATACTGCCGATGAAGCTGCCCACGCTACTGGCAACGCCGCTGCCGCCACCGCCACCCATACCAGCCGCCAACGGTGCAGTGATGCTTTGCTGGATTTGTATGCGGATCAGATCGCTAATAATTGACCGCGCCATTGATTTGAACGCATCTTTCGCGCTGGCGGTTCCCATAGTCACATCAACAAGCGCATCTTCTAGCGACTTGATGCCACGCACCGCTGCGCTTTCCATATTCTTTTGAAGGTCTTTTGCACTATCGGCTAAGTCCATCAATTGCTTGCGATAAGTCTTGCCGGTTTCGTTGCCTTGTTCCATATTCCCATTCAAAGAACCGACTGCATCAGAAGTGCCTTGAACCGCTTGCCGTAAATCTTCAAACAAACTGACATTTAGTGTTTTAGGCAACCTGTCAAATTGCTTTGAAAACTTTGCAATACTATCAGCAAAATCCCTAGCAAACACCGATGACAAAACAGCCGCAGCGTCAACCATTCCAAAAATGACGCGCTGTGATCTTTCGCCAAATCGATAGATGGCTTTTGCTATGCTTTCAACCAAATTGATAACGCCAATGGCTAATTCTTTGGCAAACTTTTTAATCCCGCCAGCCGTTTCAATAGCTTTAACAAGCTTGTTTCGCATCAAGTCAACAATGACACGCAATGCCGGTGCTAATGCCGCAACCAATTGGTCGCGCACGCCGCCGAACATTGTTCCCAGCTTCATCATTGCATCGTTGGCTTCTTCAACGCCCTTGACTGCGCTTGACGATAATATGAAACCAAGACCTTCGGCATCTTGGAACATCTGTCGCAGGGCTGTGCTGCCGCCTTCCAGCGTGTTTACAAACGCCACGCCTTCACTGTCAAACAGTTTAAAGGCAAGCCGCACTTTATCGCCGCTGCCTTGCACATCATCGAATGCGTCTGCGAGTTTCAACATTTGCTGATCAAGTGATAATTTGGTCAGTTCTTTGGCGTTCAAGCCAAGTTCTTTCAGCGCATCTTTAGCTTCGCCGGTATTATTAGCCGCTTCAGACAGTCGCCGCGTAAACCGTTGCACCGCCATATCGACTGTGCGCGTTTCAACGCCAGCCAGATTAGACGCATATCGCAGCTTTTGTAATGCTTGACTGGTAACGCCTAACTTTTGCGCTGTCTTGCCCAGCGTGTCTATGCTGTCAAGTGACGACTTGATTAACAGACCCAGCCCAGCCGCGCCAGCAACGCCAACAATAGCCGTTTTGAAATTAAGCAAAGAACGTCTGACAAAATTAAGGCTTTTAGTAACGCTGCTAAACGCTTTTTTGGTTCTATCAACGGCAGTGATTGTGATTGGTAGATTATTTTTTGCTGCCATCTTCGATCACCTTAAAATATGCGAACCATTCATTCAGTTCTGTCAGCGTCAATTCTTCAATTTCGGCTTGCGTCTTATGAAGGCGATCCGCCAAGGCCAGCATATTTAGCCTCAACGGGTCGCCCTTTAGTTTTTTTCCGCATCCCCAACGCTTTCAACATCGCCAAACATCTGCCCAGCAATATCAGCAATCAAGGCCACGCTATCACCCATCAGGTGCATCTTATCTTCTATCGTAAACATCCGCTTGCCATCAGCATCTTCAGCTTTGGTAATAATCAAATCAACCATTCCGCTGATCGTCATATTATTAAGAAAGTCTTTGTGCTTTCTTTGCAGCTTGTCGATGTCTCCGGCGGTAATTGAGCCAGAATAAATAACCAACGGCTGACCATCTTCGCCCCACTCATCAACTCTAATGACCTTTCGGTCGCGGTTACGCCTTGCGGCGATCTGTTCTCCCAAGCCCATTTTTTACCCCTTAAACAGTTGTTTCAGTTAAACCACCTGTGCCTTGCAGCGAATAGGTGGCAGTGTTAATACCATCAGATGATACACCGATTGAACGGCTAGTAACAAGCGCAGTGCCGGTCAATTGATGATCGCCGCTTGTGTTTCCTTCCATCTGCAACTTCAATGTTACGCTATCGCCAGCGGTTACTGCTTGCTGTGCTGTGTCGGTATCATCGAAATAGGTTTCAACAGTTGCTGTGAAATCTGTGAAGCTGGCTTTGTATGTCTTTGAAGTGTCACCCATTGTTGTATCTTCAATGGTGTCAGCGGTTTCATCAACAGAAAAGCTAATCACTTCAGCCATTACGTCTGTGCCGATTAGAACGACACCATCGTTTCCTTTAAAAGTCGCCATCGTAATCTCCTAAACGGCAGTTTCAACGTCATTTTCTTTGGTGCGGTATTGCACCGAAAGAGTGAACCGACCAACGGCAACCGGCTGTTCGCCATCACCGCTATAGTCAGCCTCAAACGCAACAATCTGTGCATCTTTTGCCAGATTATTCAGCGTCACATCAGCGGCAATGGCTTCTTCAACCTCAACCGCAATAGTATCCAGCGCATTATCATAATTCGCTGTGCCAATTACATATGCTTCAACAGCAACATCTAAAACCCGATTTACCGAACGCGCCAAAGTGATTGTATCAAATTCGGTGGCTTCGCTCTTGGTAAAAATACACAATGCCGGAAGCTTTGTCTGTTCCAGCGGAAAGATACGGCTGCGAAATACGTTGCTGCCGGTGGTGGTCAATCCCGTTAGTGTCGTCACGATCTGGTCGCGGATTTGCTGCCGAACGTGCGCCATCTATTGTTTCTCCAGAACCAGCGTGGTCATACCAGTGCCGTCATCTTGAACAATCCGCATTGTGTAGGCCACCGCATTGATCGTGATAGTGTCGCCTTCAACGGCTGTGGATACGTCTGAGGTGCGGCAAACAAAGCGTGGCTGTTGTAATGCAAAGCCAACGCCCCCGCCAGCGTCAACCTCAACGAAATCATTATCAAATATGCCATTGATAGTGCCGCCAGAATAGGTTGCTGCAACCCCAAAATCGTCAACGCCAATAAAGATGGCGCGGTCATCTGCGGTTTCGACAGCCATTAGTCGGCGTCCACTTTAGCTACTTTAGCCACTTTGGCTGACCATAGCTTTGCATAGCCGCGATCAATCAGCTTGTTCGCCTCATCTTGACGCACATCGTGATCTTCACCGGCAAGCATAATCCCGACCGAACCAGCTTGGCAGTCTTTGATGGTTGTGATTTTGATCAGTTTCATTGTCATTTTTTCTTTGTGTTCCGTTTAACTAGGCTGGCCGCTGATTTCTTTGTTAGGCCAATAGCCCGATCAGTGATGCCTTGCTTTTCTTCGTAAACTTCGACTTTGCCGGTATTGACCAAATCGAAACCAATGTTTTCTGGCAGTTCAACAATATCGCCAACAACGTGTTCTTTGCCACCAATAAGAATATTACGTTTGCATCTGATTTTCATATTAGACCCCTATGGGAAAAGCAGGGCGACCGGAGCCGCCCCGCTAGTTATTTAGGCATCAATGTCGAGGCACGCAGCAAATGACTGTGCGTGACGAACAGCAATGTCGAGTTCCTGCATAACGCGGATGCGAACCGCGCCTGTTGAACCGGCTGTGTAAGGGTCGATCAAGATGTCTGGTGTGCTGAAGAAGCCCATCATCAACTGGCTAAAGTCACCATAGATCATTGCAGATGCAGTGGTCAGTGTGCCTTTTGTCAGGTCAGATGGCACGTTGTTGGTGATCGCAAGGTCGTAACCATAAAGCGAGTTCCAAGGTGCATCCAGCAACATTACGCTGTCAGTTGACGCAACCTTTGATGTTGAAGCCATATGTGACTTAACTTTCGGGTTGGTCAGATAGGCAAGGGTGTTGCCGTTGATTGCAGCGTTGTCAACTTCGACTTCTTTCACCAGATCGGTGATTGCTTGCCAAGTCAGATCGCCACCGTTTGTGCCGATTGCAACTGAACCGATACCGGCTGTTCCGGTGATACCAGTTGGCTCGTTTGCGCCGCCACCTTCAATTGCAACATCTTCGACTTTTTGTGCAATCGCGTTCAACAGATCATCGCGGATGATTTGCTCAACAGATGGGTCAGACTGGATCATCAGCAAACGGCTGATATCTGTGAATGCACCCAATGACTTTGGGGACATTGTAATTTGTGAGAACACTGCGTTCACTTCAGATGTTGCGCCATTCTCAGCAACGAAACCGGCAGAAACGCCAGTTGCAAGCTTTGGAATAGCAACGTCACCTTTAAGGCCAGTCATAAAGCGTGCGCCAAGTTCATTGAATACCAAGCGTGAACGCAGGGCATCAACAAACTGATCACCAAGATGATCTGTGCCGACCAAGTGACCACCGGCTGTAGCTGTGCCAACAGTCAGGTCACGCTTGCCGCCCCAGAAGCTATCTGGTGCATAGAAACCGCGTGCTTCACGGCCATTGTTCTTTGCAATCTGCTCAGAAACTTCACGCTCAAGACCCTGCAATCCAGAACCATTTACCAAGCCGCGAACAGCTTTGATGAATGAATATGAACGCTGCTCTTTTTCTGACATATCAACCGCACCGGCTGACTGCTCTAGCGGCTTGCCTTCGCCAATGGCGTCAAGCAATGTTGCGCGGAATTGTGCAACAGACTGACCAGCACCAATAGCTTGATCGGCTAGGTCACGGCGGTTGTGTTTAACAGCAAGATTGATGATCTCGCTGGCATTCTTTTGAAAATCACGCTTTGCAGCTTCGGCTGCGGCTTCGCGAATTTCCTCGTGATTTACTTCGGTCATCTTGACCTCCTTTTGTTTAATCACTGGTTCGACAAATTCAGCTTTGCGGTTCACGCCGACACCAGCGTCAGCGGGAACAGATACAATGCTGGCTTCATACGGAACCCAAGATGAAATCGCGACTGTCCCATCACGTTCATTCTTTTGCTCCATTTCGCGGATTTGATAGCCGATGCTGACGTTGCTTCGTATCCCATCCTTGACGTCTTGATAAACTTCTTGAGCCAGCGCACTTTTTCCAAAGCGAACCACCGACCGCAACTTGCGATCAGCTTGATCCAAATAAGTTCTTTCAATGACGCCAATCTGTTTTGTCAAATCGTGGTCTAGCAATAGCGGTGCGTGACCGCTGCCTAACCTTGACAAATCTACTG